AATTTCGATTGGACAATGTTTAATTTTAGATGAATCGCATCCCAAATTTTCGGCTGTATCTTTATCTAGAGCATTTTCAGTATCAAAATAAACAACGTGCATACCCTTTTTTTGGGCATTTGCCATTATTTTGTTGACCATTAATGTTTTACCACATGCTTGTGGTCCTGCAAATCCCGTTATTCTACCAACAGGAATTCCGCCGTATAAAGATCCAGATATAATGGCATTAAGTGCCATACAACCAGTATCAATCCAATCGGTTACTGTTGATAGACTGTTTTCGTCTAAAAAAGCAGCATCTGGATTTAATTCATCCAATATTTTGAATGCATCATTAATATCTGCTGAACCAAAATCAGCTTCGTTTTCAACTTTTCTTTTAGGCATAATTATTCGTCAAAAAGGTTCACTACGCTATGAGGTTGTGCTGGTGCTGCTTGTTGTGGGGCAGCTTGAGCTTGTGGCGTAACAAACTGATTTTGTTTGTTAAACATTTGACTGTATTGTGCTTGTAGTCTGAAATCGATTGCGTCAATGTCGTTAGACGTAATAACGCTATTTTTATAGAAGAACGTAACATCTCCCGTTTTATCGGCAAGAAATTCTCTAAAAAAGATTGGCAATAATTGAATTGACATTTTTCCACCACCTGCGTCTACAACATGTAAGATTACTGGATTTGTAATCGCTGTAATATCACTGGTACTTTTTTCTTTGTTGTGTTGTCCTAACACAGTTCTTCCGAGAGTATCTAAAATAATTGTCAATTGGTTGTTTTCGTTATTCATATATAATAATATAGCATTGTTTGAAAAATAATCAAGTATTTTTACCAATTTAAAGCATCAGAAACATTTGGAAATTTTGATTTAAAAATGTTTTTTATTTCTAATGCGATTTCACGATGTTCTTTTTGTGTGTCTTGCGTAGCTCTTAAATCAATATAATGAATCCAAGATCTAATAGAACCCGACATATATAATGTGGTTTTTGTGTTAAGTGGTAATACCATTCTGGCACATTCTTTAGCTATTCCTCTATTAATAAGTTTGTTATACAAACTTAAACTTTGGTGCTGTATCGAATCAATTTCTTCTGACAGATCTATATATTCTGAAATATCAACAGGTTCGTCTCCAACTTGGCGATTTGTTTTTCCTTGTTTTCTTAATTCGAAATGTTCTAAATCAGTTGCTGTGGAATAACGTTGACTAAATTCTTGAAAAGAAAAACTACGATGTCTCAAAATTTGAGCAGCAATCGCTCTCGTTGTTTGAATTTCTATTGTAGCATGAACCATTTCAAATGGACTCCAATGTTTATGTTTAATCAGATAATTCAAAAGTTTTGGTGCGCTTTCCATGTTTAATTGGTTAGATGGGTTGCTTACTCTAGCACAATATGTGATTAATTCTTCGGGGTTACTAATTCCAGTAATTAATGGATTTGTTATAGCTATTAGTTTTGTATTCATATATTTGATTTAGAAAGTAGTTCAATCAAGTCTGTTGCTTCTTCACAACCTACTGCTGGAGTAGGCCATCCGATTACTTGAAAAATTCTTGAAATTATTGGTGTAACATTTTTTTCAAACATAAGTTTGTAGTCTGGTTTAACGTATTGTATCAATTCTTTTGGATAAGAACTAAGAAAACCCATTGTTTCATATCCAAATTTATTTTTAGAACAGTAAAAAGTTTTAATTTTTGCTCCACTGTTAATTGGTGGATATTTTTTGTTTAAATCTAGTTTTATCAAAGCATCATTAAAGTTAATTGAGCTTTTAACGTGGTTGGGTGTACCTTTACCAAAATTTCCATCTTTATCAGCCATGTCAGCATATTTGCTATAATTGTTTACTTTTTTTCTTAAAGCAATTTCCTCAACAGACATTTTACAAAATCTTTCAAATCCTTTTTGAAAAAGACTAGTTGCAGTTTTTCTCTCCTTGGACATAATCGCAGTTTCAATTACCTCTTTAATTAAGTCTTTCACTTCTTTAGAATGCATAGCCTTTGCTACTTCCATTCCTTTATATTCAAATTCATTTGTTTTAACACCTTCTTTATCTAGAATATGTAAAATATAATATTTTTTCTTTTGAAGGAGAGCAACATCACAGATTTTTTCTCTTTTGAAAAAGTATCGGGGATCGTTTGAATTTAACTCTTTATTAGCCCACAAATTAATCTCATCATTTAAATAGCTACCAATATTTTCAATTTCTTTTTTTGCTTCTTCTGTTATCTGATTTTTTTCATTAACCAATTTTATGTTTTTAAAATCAAAATACTTTTTAAAACAAAAATAAACACTATCTGTATCTGAGTACACGCAAATTTCTTCTTTTTTGCAATCGAATCCTTGTGATAAAATATAATTGTGGACTATTGTTGCTCCCATTTTGGCAACAGCTTGTCCAGTTAAGGTGATGCTTTTTGCGTGATCGATATCAAACAATGGTGAATATTCTTGAGAAAAAATACCATAAATAGAATTCAAAAATGTTTTGTACACATTAGAAAGAGTATCATTATCATTGATAGATTCTTCTAATTTTTTAATTTCTTTTTCATCTTTAGTCTTTCGAATTAATTTTTTGGCTTCTAACATTTTATTTTTAGCTGATACTCTTTCATTATAAAGTCGATCAATTAGATTTGGTATAATTCCTTTAAACTTTTGAGTATATAAAATATTAGCTTTAGTAATAGAAAGTTTTTCCTCTTTTATCAAAGTTTTAAATTTTTCATGGCTGAGTTTTACAACTTTATTGTTTGTCAAACGTATTTCAATTTCTTTTTCACCCAATTCTAAAATTTTTCCAATTTTAGTTTCAGGTGAAATATTTAAAGTTATGATGGTATTTGGATAAAGACTATTAGCATCATATGTTATCAAATCTTCATAAAGACCAGGAATAGGTTCATAAACATAACCACCCGCAAAATTCTTTTTTTCGTTTTTAGTATTAAAAGTTGGTATGATTAAATTTTGCTTTAATGCTTGATAAGCAACAGCACCAGTAATCATAGAAACCTTGCCCATAGATTTCTCTAAAGGGATAAATCCTCTATATGATAGATTTCGAACAAGCTTTAAATATTTTAACTTTTTTTCAAGATTAATTAAAAGACGAACGTCTTGGATGTTATATTCAACAAACTTATACCAATCCGTATCAGCCAGTGTTGATAACGATGTTGTTTCGATAGCAATTTTAGACTCGTTCAATTCATACTCTGCTATATAATTTAAAGACATTGATTCTCTTTTTCCGCCACAAAGAGTCTCATAAAGCTCCATATAATCCAAAATGCTTATACCGTATATACTCCATCTGTTGATTGCTCTACCTAGCTTGTTCACTGCTACATTCTCTCTATAGTAGATATGATTAACTGGAGATAAATTTTTGTTATAATCGTCTTCGAATAAATTACTAAGACGATTCATGATATAGGGAATGTCGTAACCATGAACATTCCAACCTGTAACAAGGTCTGGTGGATCGCTTTTCCAAAATTTTACAAAAGATTTAAGCAAATCTTTCTCGTTCCTACATTTGATGTATACTATTGATTCATCTTGTGTATAAAAATCCTTTGTACCCCATGTATAATATTTTTCGCTTAAAGAATCATATATTGTTATAAGGTTTACTGGGTCTGTTGCCGATTCTGGTGTAGCAAAATGGTCTGTCGCATAGGTTTCAATATCCAAATAAAAAATTTTGAGTGGGTTTTGTCCAAAATTTGAATCATCAATTTTGTCTTTAAAATATTCTAATAAAAACTGTTGTTCGACATTAAGATTATAAAACAATCGATTAATGGGTGTATCTTTAACAAATCTATTTCTATCAAATTGTGTTTTAAAAGATTTTTTCTTTAAAGGCGTATTAAAAATTGACGTTGCATCATTGCCTTTTTCAGATTCAAGATACAAAAAAGGCTCAAATGGGATAATTCTTTCTGTTCTTTCTCCAACATCATCCCAAGTCCAAAGATGGACATTTGATGTTTTAATATCATAATAGATATTTCTATAACCCATTTAGAAATATTACACTATTTTAAGAAATAAATCAAGGAGTGTCTTGATCTGGATTGTTTTTAATTAAATTTGGTGCCATCGCTTTTCTAGCAGCAGACCCCCAATCTGTAGTATACAATGCCTCATATTCACCGATATGATCTTCTAGCCAAAGATTTTCGGTAAATTTTCTAGCATTGTCAGATGCTCTCATGTAACGGTCAAAGTCGGATGTGATATGTTCTAATTGATCAATTAAATCACTACCAGAATCAAATTTATAATCTGCTTCTTCGTATGTACACATGTCTTGGTATGCACCAGGAAGACCTATGCCACCCGCTTCTACCATTTTGATGTTACTCTTTGATTTATTAAATGTATTGTTTTGTAAAGAGGCAAACGCAACGTTACATTTTGTATCTGACAATCCTTTAGGATAATCTGGTAATGGGGACCAATCAATATATTCCATTTCACCATTATCAATATATGGTTTAAGAACTAGTGGATAGCAGCCTTTCCATACAAATTTAAATTTTTTACGAGCTTTAATGATAGCATCAGTTACGTGTTTGAAGTCATCGTTAAGACCAGTTCTATTCAAAACGTCGATGTGCGTCCCAGAACCAGAATACAAAATTCTCGGTCTTTTTTTGTTTTTTTCAAAAAGTTTAATAATACGTTCTCTATCATAAAATCTATCAAGCCAGAATTTTGGAGGATAGTTTGGTATGACTGTGATTTTTTTATTACCAGTTTTTTCTTGGTAATATTCTTTCATGAATTTGCATGTGACTGTCATTTCGTCACACATGTTAATGATTTCCAAAATACTATCTATAATTTCTTGTTGGACGAATGCGTCTTTGCAACGATTGTAATCTGGAATATCGTCTTTGAAGACGATATCATCGACTTCATACAGTAATTTAAATCCCATTTGAGGACTTGCTTTTTTAAGTTCTGCAATGAATTGCTTTTGAATTGGGGTAGCTTGTCTTTGCATTCTAATAGCTTTTAATCCTTGGTAAAATCTCAAATCTAATACCATTGCTGTTAAGCCACTTATGCACATTTTTTGATAGCCATTTAAAACAAATTCTGGCCAAATCATTCTCCAGAAACCGCAACCACCATAATCAGCATAATAGTTTAATGCTCTAGGAAGCTTTGTTTCTGGCATTTCTACTGGTGGAGGTTGTGGAACGTGTACGGCATTGAACGCAACGTGGCTATATTCTGGTGCTCCAATTGGTAATCCTTTCGGAGGGTTGGGAATACCCGTTTTCATCGGGCGATATTCAAAAACCAAATTATTTCCAGTATAACTAGGTTGTGGGCTTTGTTCTTTTAATTTTAATGCCATAATAAAACTTAACTATAAATGTTTAGAATTCAACTTAATAAACTTGTGACTCCTTTGCTTTTTTCTAAAAGCAAAACATTATCAACGTTTACCTTTGTGTGATTTTTATGAGATATAATATAAACTGATTCTTCGTATTTCTCAACTTTATTTTTTAATATCTCGATGATTTTTTCAATCCCATTATCATCAATAGCTGAATCAAACAGTTCATCATAAAAATTTAATGAAAAACTTGTTCCAGTGTGAAGTCGCAAAATATCTTGGAACATAAAAAGAATTGCAATATCAATTCTTTTACGTTCTCCACCACTAAAATTAAAGTAAGAGCATTCTTTTCCTTTATCGTTAAAAATTGTTTCTTCAAACAGTTCATCAAATTCACATTTGCATGGTGCTTGTAGTTTTTTTAAATAAAAATTTAAACGCTGATTAAAAACATCTATTAATTTTTTGACAATATATGTTTTAATTCCTTCTTCTGATACAATATATTTTGCGGTATTTAAAACTTTTAATTTATTTTTAATGTTTTCCAACTCACTTTGCGTGTTATCAATATCTTTTTTACATTTTTTAATGTCAGAATCAAAATTTGATTTTTCTATTTCAATTTTATTGATATCTTTTTTATAATCAGTGTTTTGTTTTTTAAGAGTTTGAATATTTTGTTCTTTTAAACGTAAAGATGTTATTTCTTCATTTGTCTTTTTTTGTTTATTTTGAATTTTTTTAATTCCATCTTCAATTTCTTTGAGTTTTTCTTGTAAAGATTCTATTTGATTGTTTAATTCTTGAAGATCTTTTTGTAAATTTTTAATTTCAATTTCTATTGTTTTAACACTTTGTTGGATGTGGTTAATATCTTCTTTACAGTATTCTCTATTGCATGTCGGGCAAATATTTCCTTTACTAAGAATTTTTTGTTTTTCTTTGTTTTTTTGATCAATTGATGATTCTATTTTTATTTTTTCTTTTGTTTTATTTGAAATATCAGTGTGTTGTGTTTTATAAAACTTTTCTAAAAATTTAAGTTTTTCGTTTAATTCAGCAATTTCATTTTTTAAATTATTTCCAGATTTGGTAGTTTCATTTTCAAGTTTATTTATTTGTTTTTGATTGATTTCTATTTTTTGTTGAAGTTCTTTAATTTTATTTTTTTTATTGCTTTCATCATTATTTTTTAATTTTTCAAGCATTTCTAAATTTTTTTGATGATTTATAAAATTATTACTCAAAAGATCATTTTGTTTTTTGCATTCATTAAAATCTGATCTAGTTTTAAGGAGCATTTCTCCAAAAACGTTTAGTTGCAAAATGCCTTCTATGAATTTTCTTTTATCGACTTTTTTTTGAGCCATAAAAGGCAGTGTATTATTTGAGGACATAATAACTGCATTGTTAAAAACTTCTTCGTTTGCTCCTATTAGATTTTTTATATATTCATCACTTTTGGGTAAAGTTGATGGTGTTTCATCTTTACCATCAGATATAATAGTTATTTTACTGGGATTTAAAACTCTGTTAATTTCGTAACTTTTTTTATTTTTTTCTGTATGAATATCAAACTTAATAACCACATTACATTCTTTATTATTTTGATTGTGTTGTATTTTTTCTTTTTTCAGATCTCTAAGAGTGTTCCCAAACAAACACCAGTATAATGCATCTGCTATTGTGCTTTTTCCTATTCCATTTTTCCCGCCAATGTCTTTGTTTTCTCCAGTTATTAAATTAATTCCTTTTTGAAACTTTATTTCTAATGGTTTATCACCAATAGATAAAAAATTTTGAATTTTTATAGAATTAAAAATTACTTTTTTCATTAAACTTTCTTATAATACCAGATTTATAAGAAAAAATCAATTTTAAAAAAACTTAAAGTTTGTATAAAAATTTGAATCATATAAGTAATGATTACGATCCTCGTCATCTGGAAGCTCGATAACTCTTGGTATGTTCAAAGATGTTGCCCAAGCTGAAGGGCCTGTTAAATTTCCAACATAACACTTACAACTGTTTAATTTTAAAAAAAATTCATAAAGAGACTCAACTTTTTTCATTGGTAAAAGATCTTTATATGCAAATTTTTCATATTGTTCCGAATCAAAACAAATAAAAATGCAATTTTTATGCTTTTCTATTATTTGTTTATAAATTTCGTCTTTTTGTGGATGTGCTTTTCTTATAGATCTATTGATCAAAACTGTATCTTTCAAAGAATCGTCTTTTTCTGAAATTTTAATCCACGAATAATTTTTTGGTGTTGTTTCTTCATCAAAAAAAGTTTTAAAATATAAATCAATCCAAGATGTTTTATATAAAAGTGGTGAATTTCTAAAATTTATTAAATTGATATCAATTTTTTGGTTATTATATATTTGTAAAGAGTTAAACCATTCTTGTTTTTTTAAAATTGGAATTAAATCTTTAACAGTAACATCTAGGGATTTTTCAAAAGTATCTCCATTATTCGAAATAAATAAGTCGGCTTTGCTGTTTGTTTTTTCCCAAACATATTTGCAAACACAAAGACCGTGGATAAAATCTCCCAACTTTCCACCGCCCAAATAACTTTTATTTTCCATACATTTTGGTTGATCCTTGTTTATAGAGTTTCTGAAGTTTTCCGCTTCCCACTATTTCATTTATTTTTTCGTCAATTTCTTGGATAAGATCTGTACGATAAGAATTAGCTACGTTTGTGACTCTTGTTGCATCAGCAATTTGTTTGTCCGATGCATTTTTGTCACGTTTAATGTCTTCAGCCATCCATATTCTAATGTTTGTAATTGTTAGTTTATCAATAAGATTTCCGATTGTTTCCATTTTATATAATCCTTTCTATCATATTTTTATAATCTGAGGTCATTCTTTCTGGACTCCATTCATTATAAAGCATTTTTACCTTTTCGCAATTATTTAAAAAAGGTTTTAAGCTATTACACTGTTCATAATAGCCCAAATGATCGTGTAAATGTCTATACATGTGCGTTGAATTGACAGCTAGAGCTTTTTGGGAGCTAATCGCAAGATCTGCACTACCTCCAACTCCAACATATATATCAGGAGCATTATAAAAATAAACATTTAAATCATTTTTTGATAAAAACCCAATAACATCTAATTCTGTTTCAAAATAATGATTTGTAATATTCAATTTTACATTATTTTTTGTAATTTTATTTTTCCAAGACTCAAAAATTAAAGTCTCATCTTTCCCCCCAAAAGTGGCTTTTGTTAAGTTCATGTTAATATTAACTTCATCAAATTCGTGGTGGACAATATCAATAATAACGTCAAACATTTTCCAAGGAGAGACGCTAAATCCGTGTGATCCTATATTCAAAACATTATCAATTTTGCTATTTTTATTTTCGTATCTTCTAATTGGTCGAATGGTTGTATATTTTTTTGAACTGACAATTGGATTTGTGTCATCGTGTATGATCCAAGCATCAAAGGTATCATTGTAAAAATCTATATCAGAAGGCTTTAAAGGATCGTGTATAATTCCTATATGTTTAATTTTTCCAAATTTTGATAAAATTTCTCTATTAATGTAGGGCAATGTTGAACAATAGTAATTGTATAAAATTACGTCAGGTTTATTTTGTTCTATAAATTGAAAATATTCTTCTTTTGAAGAAGATTCTACATATGTTATATCTAATATATTTTTATCTAAAAGTTCAAAGATTCTTTTTCCTATTTCATATACACCACATTGCGATTTTTGGTGATTAATAAATAAAATTTTCATGTTAGTTTTTAACAAAAAAATCATTAACAAATGATCTCTGCTCTTTTTTCCAACCTAAACCATTTAAATATGTTTCAACTTCTGGTGTATTATAGTTATTTTCTATTATCAACAATTTTATATTATAAGAATTAACATCAAAAGATTTTAAAACATCTAATTCATTACCTTCTGTATCTATAGATATAAAATCTATTTCATTATGATCAAAATGATTTTGAATACACCAATCTAATCTTCTTGTTTGGATTTTTATGGTTTTTCTTTCTATATTTGAAAAATGTTTTTGTATATCATTAACCAAAACATCATCTACTTGTAAACCGCTCATAGCAGAATGTGGTTGATCTACATCTTTAATTGTAAAAAGCTCAAAATCTACTTCATCTTTATTTTCAGAAGAAATGGCAAAGTTTAAACAATTTTTTCTATTATTTTTGAGTTTATTAAAAGTTTCTAAAACAGGTTCAATACAAAGACAATCCCAACCATTTTTTTCAAAATGGTATGTGTTCGAATAATAAACACCGTCAGTAGCTCCTACTTCAATACATTTTCCATTTTGTTTGTCTGGAAAATATTGTCTTATAATTTGATCTACTTTTGGATCGAATTGACCATAAAACTCATTAATCATTTTGAAATAATTTCAAATTTAGGACACGGAACAATGAATTTACCGCCATTTGACAAGTAATCGTCTTCTCTTTTAACGAACTCGTTAATAAAATGCCAAGGAAGCACTAACATGTAGTCTGGTTTCATTGCTCGGACTCTTTCTTCTGAGTAAATTGGGATATTTGTTCCAATTGTTTTTAAACCATATTTGTATGGGCTTCTTTCTGCGATGGCATCAATATAAGAATGATCTAAACCAAAATACTGTAAGAGAGTATTCCCTTTAGTTGATGCACCATAACCACAGATGACCTTTCCTTTGGCTTTTTCATTTTTAATGAAATCGACAGTTTCTTTTTTTAACCTTTCTGTTTGCTCAAAAAAGTTTAACCATATTTCTTTCTCATCTAATTTAAGAGTTTTCTCCCAAGACAGTAATGATTCTACTCTTACATTACAAACGTCTCTATATGGGGCCGTTGCGAACGAATGGTTGTCTGAAATTTTCTTTTTAATGTAAAGTCTAAAGCTTCCACCATTCACATCATTTAACTGACAATCAACTACCTTTAAGTTTGCTTCAGCTAAAACCTTTGTCATGGAGCTTAAAGCCCAATAATAAACGTGTTCATGACAAATGTTATCAAATGCCATTTGTTTAATCATTAGTGGCGTATAGCTCATTTGAACAACAAACAAGCCATCGTCATCCAATACTTCATAAATGTCTTTTAAAAAGTCTACAGGCTCATCTAAATCATAAAACATGGCAATGCATGTAATAACTTTTGCTTTAACATCACGAAAACGAGATTTTTGATAGTTTTTCAATGTGAAAAAGTCTTGGATGATTTCATCGGCAAATTTTGATGACTCTTTTTTGAATGAATCATCCGCAGGATCAATCCCCAACTTTTTGATTTCTGTTGGAACATATGATAATAGAGTTCCATCGTTACATGCTATATCTAACCAAAGATCATCTTTTTCTAATTTTTGCAAGCTGCAAATGTTTTCAACGATCCCCTTTAATTCGTTTTTCATGGTGGTGTTAATGCCACTGCGATACCAGTATTTTCCATACATTGTTTCGGTTGGAGTAATTTCTTTTAATCTTGCTGCTCCGTATCTTTCATCAATGACCAACGATAAATCGTGTTTACCCGCTCTTGCATCTGATTCTTGATCAATAAAATCTGAAACATATAATTCACCTAGACTAAAAAGTTCTGTGTTGTATTTTTTCATAAGGTTTATTTATTATATACTATTTTTAAGTCATTATCAACCATTTTCATAACCATTTCATTAAAACTTGTTTTTGGTTTCCAATTTAAAACATTTTGAGCTTTTGTTGAATTTCCTATTAAAACATCAACTTCCGCTGGTCTATAAAAATCTTTGTTAATTTTGATATATTTTTCCCAATCTTTAATTCCTACATAATTAAAAGAAACATTTAAAAGATCTTTTATTGAGTGTAAAAGCCCAGTGGATATAACATAATCATCTGGTGTGTGGTGCTGTAACATAAGCCAAAAAGCCTCAACAAAATCAACAGCATATCCCCAATCTCTTTTTGATTCTATATTTCCAAGAGAAATATGATCTGTTAATCCTAATTTTATCTTGGCAACTCCTTGAGTTATTTTTCTAGAAACAAAAACTGGTTTTCTTCTTTCGCTTTCGTGATTAAACAAAATGCCATTACAAATAAACATGTTATAGTTTTCTCTATAGTTTTTACACAACCAGTAACCATAAAGCTTAGAGCAGCCATATTGGGTTTTTGGACAAAATGGAGTATTTTCATTCGCTGGATTTTCAGTTATTCGTCCAAAAATTTCTGAAGATGCTGGTTGGAAAAATTTAATTTTTTTATTAAAAGTTTTAATTGATTCTAACCATCTTAATGTTCCTAAACCTGTTACGTTTGCATTGGATTCGGTATTTTTCCAGCAATCTTCCAAAAATGAATTACCTGCTAAGTTATAAATTTCATCAGGATTAGATTCTTCTAAACATTTTAAGATTGAAGATTGATCTGCTAAATCACCCTTAAGAAAAGTTATTTTATTTTTTAAATGGGTTGTATTTTCGTTTATGTTCTGATCTGGTTTTTGGATGCCGTAGATATGATATCCTCGATCAAGAAGAAAATCTGCTAGATGGCTACCATCCATTCCGTTGATACCTGCTATTAAAACTTTTTTAGACATAATCAGTTTCGTTTATTAATTTTTCATATTCTGTAAAATATGGAAAATATTTTGTTGAACCGTGAAAGCCAAAACTATTACCCAATATTGATTTTTCGTTAATATAGCTTTCTAATGAAAATTGTTGAGCAATTTGAACTGGTGCATATTTTATCCCTGCTTGTTTTAAATCTTTCCTGTGTAAAACCGATATTATTACATCTTCTTCTAATTCTGGATTTTTGTAATCTATTTTTGATGTTTCAATTAAAAGTTTTTTACTTCTTAAAGAAAAACCACCATTTCCAACAATATTTTTTACATCACCTTGCATATTTGTTTTTTGCAAAACGTCTTTAGTTAAATGTTCGCCCCAAGGAGCACCAATATAATCATAATTGTAAAAAAAATCTGTCCACAGGTAAGGATTAACGACAAACCCATCAGGCTGAACAAACAAACAATACTCACTATCAATATATTTGTACATTTCTTTGATACAAAAAATATTATAATCCTTTAAACTGGCTAATCCATCAATTTTAATAACTTCAATATCAGAATATGATAAATTTTTATTAGTAATGATAATTTTTTGGTAAAAATTAATTTTTTCAGAACTTATTTTAATAGCCTTTGCGCTATTTTCAGGATCTCTACCGTTTATTGAGACGATAGTTACTTTATTCAAATTTAGTTTTAAATTATCTTCCATGTATTTTTAAGAATTGGGGTTGTAAGAGGACCAGTTCTCTTAAAGAAAATTTTTTTATTTTTCAAATTTGTTTGTTCGATTAAATTAGCAAAACAACTGTCGTACATAGCTAAAACTTTAGCATTTTCAAGAACATACATCCAATCAAAAACCGATTTAGAAAAAGGTTTTATCTCTATTAGTTGATAATCTTTTGGATATTCAATTTGGTGTGGACATACACC